TTCAAGGATGAAGAGTTCTGGTATGCCTTCTTAGAACAATCAGTTCAGACTTACGGAAGGTTATTGGACGAAGGTGAGATTATCGACCCTCCCGAGGATGTTATCCAGGCTTTGATTAGACTTAACAATATTCAGGAGCGCTATAGCTATCCAGATCGCAAGGATCTGAGAGAAGCAAAGAAAAACGATGAAGTAACAATCTTCAAGACACTCAAAAACTATCGCAATGAAGATGCCCTAGGCGTTGTTAAAGAAACAGAAGACATAGCCAAGATGGTCCTCAAAGAATTCGTAAAAAAAGAATTATCCCAGGTCGCAGACTCATTTGAGACCTCGATGAAAAGAAATGATTTTATTGATGATTCTTACGCTACCAACATCTACTACTACATTCTCCACGGCGCTAGCGACTTAACCGCTGGAAGTCAACTAAATCTACTTGGAGAACTAAAGGAGGGCGTCGCTGATTCAAGCGAAGTGTTACAAAGAAACTACACCAATGGCGACGAGATGGCGCTTGAAGACGGCACTCCCTACATTGGTTATTATCACGTAATGGGCGAAGGCGATAACCAGACCTTTATGACTGGAGAAGAACACTCTGATGAATCTGTAGATCTAACCTTGTTCGCAAACAACGTAATTGTAAAAGCAGGAAGCGAAGGAATAGGCGCTGTTGAAACAACAAGACCCACAGGCGGACAACCATTTGGAATTCGCGCTTATCTAAAGACACCATCGGGAGACGTAGACCCGTTCAGCATCCCGACAACAATAACTTCACAAGAGGGAAATGTTTCTGATGTCTATCCCGGCACCCTTGAGGTGGTTACTAATGAGTCTGGGCAGGTCGTAGGACTTCAAGGTGAACTTGGGCTTCGCTATGGTCTTGAATTCTACGCAAATGTCGGCGGCACAATGAGAACAGTTACGAAAGTAGAAGTAGATGTTCTTGATCTCCCCTTATCCAAATTACAGCCGCTGGAACCGAGCAGTAAAGAAATGCTTTGTCTAATCAATAATTTGTTAGATGATGATAAATTCAAGTTGTTTATGCGTTATTGTCTGCCTCCGTCCAAACTCTTATCAACAATCGCCATCTACAATGATTTGGCTTTCTTGCCGTCTATTGGTGAGAATGTTGTAGACGGAGCAAAAAAGAATAGCAAAGAAAATCTCAAGCCGGGTAGAAAAGCGATTCCAGATCCCGATGACGACAGATCACTCATACTTAGCCCCTACGACCCAGGCAGACCCGGCTGGTATCCTAAGAGCGAACGCAGAGCCTTCACGCCATTTGTTTTGACCTGGGATGAATGGGATCAGACAACAATGAGGAGAACCAACTCGCAACTCAAGAAGATGTTCAAGGAATACTACAACTCCCGCGAGTTCGGCTCTACGGAAGAGGAAGATAACGGGATTGTTGCTACAAACCTGAAGACCTTGCGAGAGAAATTTAGACTCTCACCCGGCAAGAGAATCCTACCTTGGTGGAAACGACGTTATTTGAGAAGCAATCCTTTCAATGCAGATGAGCAATTGTGTGAAAATAAAGACGAATAACTAAATAGTAATGGAATCTGGAGGGAAATAGGTGGCTTCATACGCAGTTAGTTTACCGCTCACACAAGACACGGGCGATGGTTACACTATGATCAAGAGAATCAAGGCTCTTGTAAAACAAAACATGAAGATGCTTATCTTGACCAATCCTGGCGAAAGAGTAATGGAGCCGGATTATGGTGTAGGCATAAGACAATTTCTGTTTGAAAACTTTCAGTCTGATGTCTACGAGAGAATAGACAACAAGATAAGAGAACAGGTAGCCCGATATATGCCCGCCGTCCAGATTAGAAAACTTCAATTTGCCGGCTCCGATCCAGACACCAACACGTTGGGGCTTTACTTGGAGTATTCCATTCCACAAATCGCCACAAGCGATTTGCTAGAAATCACTATTTAGTGTGAGGACAATTTATGACAAACAAAAAGAAAGTAGCGATCAACTACACCAATCGTGATTATGAATCAATCAGAGACGATCTCACACAAATAGCAGAACGCTTCTACCCCGACACCTTTCAGGACTTTAGTGAAGGCTCATTTGGGGCGATGATGCTCGATGCGGTTGCCTATGTTGGAGACCAACTTTCTTTTTATCTCGACTACAACGTCAACGAGACTTTCCTAGACACTGCTTACCAGTATGGAAACGTGGTGCGACAAGGTCGCATTCTTGGCTACAAGAACACCGGTAGACCGTCCACTTACGGAAAGGTCGCCCTCTATGTGTTGGTCCCCGCGTCACCCACCGGTCTAGGACCGCAGACCTCTTACATTCCAACCCTAAAGAGAGGCACAAGATTTAGTTCGCAAAATGGTTTGAGCTTTGTTCTCACCGAAAACCTTGACTTTGCGGATCCCAAAAACCCAGTCGTTGTTGCGAGAACAGACACAACAACTGGAGCCCCAAGTTACTACGCCATCAAGTCCTATGGTGATGTGGTCTCTGGGTTCTTTGGTGTAGAGCAAGCAGTTGTTGGAGGCTTTGAGAGATTCAAGAGAATCAAGCTATCAAACGCAAACATCTCAGAGATCGTCAGCGTCACAGACACAGACGGAAACGAATACTTTGAGGTTGATTATCTTGCCCAAGACATCGTCTACAAAGAATTAACCAACAAGAACTACAAGGCGGACAACGTGCCTTCTATTCTCAAGCCGTTGCTCGTGAGTAGGAAGTTTCAAGTAGTCCATGAGCCCGAAGGCGTCTATCTTCAGTTTGGTTCTGGCGAAGACGGTGCGTCCGACGTGGTTGCTGAACCACAGAACGTGGCTATGAACATCTTCGGCAAGAGTTATGTTACAGACACAGCCTTTGATCCAAGCAGATTGACCAACAACCGAAGCTTCGGAATTGTCCCTGCTAACACAACCCTTACAATTGCCTTCAGGCAGACAAACCCAACGAACTCAAACATCGCCGCTGGCGGATTAAATCAGGTTTCAAGCGTCTTGATGGATTTTGAAGACCTCTCGGCACTCGCCGCCAGCGAGGTTTCGTTTGTTCGCAACTCGGTTGAGGTTTCCAACGAGGAGCCAATCGTAGGCAACGTCTCGAACCCGACAACAGCAGAGGTCAAACAGAGAATTTACGACACGTTCCCAACACAGAATCGTGCCGTCACCCAGAAAGACTACGAGAACCTATCCTACAGGATGCCTCGCAAGTTTGGCTCAATTAAGCGCTGCTCTGTCCAGAAGGACCCAGATTCTCAGAAGAGGAACTTGAATGTTTATGTGATCTCGGAGAACACTCTCGGTAAGCTCACAACAACCAATAGCACAATCAAGAAGAATCTCAAGGTTTGGCTCAACAACTACAGAATGATCAACGACACGATAGACATCTTGGATCCATTCATTATCAACTTTGGAATCAACTTTGTGGTCAAGCCTGATAATTCCGCCAACAAGTTTGATGTCCTTAACCGTTGCGTCGAGAGACTAGCAAACAAATACAGAGACCCGATGTTCATCGGTGAAAGACTTTCAATCTCCGAGATCTTCTCGGAACTAAACAAAGTGAAGGGCGTCCTTGATGTTGTAAAGGTCCAGATTACAAACAAAAACTCTTCTGATTACTCCAGCGTAGTGTTCCCGGTTCAGGAAAACCTATCACCTGATGGTGACTACTTACTAACACCGCAGAACGCAATCCTAGAACTGAAGTTCCCACAAACAGACATAAAAGGTAAGCTAAGATAATGGCTATTAAACGTTACAAGGCAGATGCCGACAACACAATCGTAAACGCTTACGAGTCGAACTTAAGAACTAGAGCTACTGGCTCCAACACAGGTCAGGCTGACGTAAGCGAGGTTTACTCAATCTATGGTCGTCAGTCAACTTCGTCTGCTGAACTCTCGCGCGTTCTTACAAAGTTCAACATCGCCTCTATCGAGTCCGATAGGACAGCAGGAGCAATCCCAGCTAAGGATAGTGTAAGCTTTTACCTACGTTTATTCAACGCAGAGACCTCCAAGACTGTTCCAAGAAACTTTACCCTAGTCGCACAAGCTATCTCAAAATCTTGGACAGAGGGAGACGGTCTAGACCTCGAAAACTACAAAGATTCTGGAGTGTCTAATTGGATTTCTGCGTCTTCTGGTGTTGCCTGGGACTCGGCTGGCGGTGATTATCACGCCTTACCCGTTTTTAGTCAGTCATTCGCCACAGGTCTTGAGGACTTGGAGATAGATGTTACAACTCTCGTTGAAGAATGGATCGATGATTCAAAGAACAACTACGGCATCGGCATTCGCCTGACTTCTTCTGAAGAGTCCGCTTTGACCTCCTACTACACCAAGCGCTTCTTTGCGAGAGGAACACAATATTTCTTCAAGAAGCCGATAATTGAGGCGCGCTGGAACTCATCTCTACAGGACGACAGAGGCGATTTCTACATGTCTTCATCTCTCGCACCAGCAGCAGACAACCTTAACACACTTTATCTCTACAACTACCTTCGCGGGAGACTAACAAACATCCCAGCAGTAGGAACAGGCGAGATTTAT